GGCGATTTCAACCCTGCGGGAGGTCAAAAGGCTCAAAGAGAAAATATCCAAAATGCGTTCCACTTGCGAAAGCCACACGGATGACAAAGTCGCAAAAGGCGAGTGCTGTCAAACGAAAGAGAGCTGCGGGGAATCCGGGAGGCAAACCAACTAACGTTGCAACTTTTGCAAAAAGAAAGAAAGCAATGAATGGTGGAATAATTGATATGACAAGGATGTATGATATCTAGATCACAAATGCCAAGAGAATTATATAACAAAGGCACTATGCCTAAAAGAAATAAGAAAAATTTCCGTCCTACGGAAAAAGGTGCAGGAATGACACGAGCTGGTGTTGCTGCATACAGAAGAAAAAATCCTGGCTCAAAACTAAAAACAGCTGTGACCGGTAAAGTTAAAAAGGGGTCCGCTGCCGCTAAAAGGCGAAAATCGTATTGCGCAAGAAGCGCAGGTCAAATGAAACAATTTCCTAAAGCTGCGGCTAATCCTAATTCAAGACTAAGACAGGCACGGAGAAGATGGAAATGTTAAATGGACGAACTAACAATAATCACTAGATTACAAAAAGAACTAAAAGAAGCTTATCAACAAATAGGTGATGCTATGATCGCCGGAAGTGTTGACAATATGGAGAAATACAAATATATGATGGGACAGGCACATGCCTATTTTAAAATATCTCAGGATATCTCTAACCTGCTAAATAAGAAGGAGCAACAAGATGCCAAAGGAACAGTCATCAAACTCAACACCAAAGATTAAATACGCTTTGGCAGAAAAGTACGACCAAGAAAAAAAAGAAAACAAACAAAAAGAAGTCGACGCATACGAGCGTTTAAAAACAAAAGAATCAGATAAATTACCAAACCCAACTGGGTGGAGGATGTTAATCCTTCCTTTCAAAATGAAAGAAAAAACTAAAGGTGGGTTATATTTAGGACAAGAAACTTTAGAGAGACAACAAGTAGGATCTACTTGTGGTCTTGTTTTAGCCATGGGTCCACATTGTTATGATAAGGAAAAATTTCCTGAAGGACCATGGTGTAAAAAAGGAGATTGGGTTATCTTTGCAAGATATGCAGGTAGCCGAATACAAATCGATGGCGGGGAAGTTAGATTGCTGAACGATGATGAAATTTTAGCAACCATCGAAAAACCCGAAGACATAGTTCATCAATATTAAACATAGGAAGGAGTAAACTATGCCAGACACTGAAGAAGTGAAAAAAACAGTAGACATTGATACATCAGGTCCTGCTATGGATGTTGACATCCAAGATAAAACAGATGAAGCCGAGATTGTAGAAAAAGAAACTGTACAAGAAGAACCAAATGTTAGACCTGTGGTTGAACAAAAACCAGAGGATAAAACATTTGAAAATGAAAGAGAAACTAAGTTAGAAGAGAAAGACGATACAGAATTGAAAGAATACTCTGATAGTGTTCAGAAAAGAATAGCCAAGTTAACTAAGAAATGGAGAGAAGCAGAACGTCAAAAAGACGAAGCGCTTACTTATGCTCAAACTGTTTTAAAAAAACAAAGAGAAGCAGAAAGTAATCTTTCTAAGTTACAACCTGACTTTCTTGCTGTAACTGAGGAGAGTATCACAACCGGTATGGAAGCAGCTAAAGCAAAACTAGCAGCAGCGAGAGAAGCTAACGATCTTGGCGCTGAAGCAGAAGCTCTAGCATCTATATCTGATTATGGATACAAAAAGGCAAAACTTGCTGAGACTAAAATTGCTCAGGAAGCTTTTGAAAAAAACAAAACAACAACGGAAACAAAACCTGATGTTAATTTAAGCAGGCAAACAGCCGCTAGAGGTACACCAGATCCTAAAGCTGAAGCATGGAGTGAAAAAAATCCATGGTTTGGAACGGATTCTGCTATGACTTATACGGCTTTTGACTTACATAAAAAGCTTACAGAATCAGAAGGTTATGATCCAACAAGTGACGAATATTATGTTGAAATAGACAAGAGAATAAGACTTGAATTTCCCCATAAATTTGATAATAAGAGTGTAACGGAAACGACTAAACCTGTACAGACAGTAGCTTCAGCGAAGCGAAGTACGAAATCTGGTCGCAAAACAGTGAGACTCACGCCGTCTCAAGTTACAATCGCTAAAAAATTAGGTGTGCCACTTGAAGAGTATGCGAAACAATTAAACATCACGAAGGAGGCGTAAGCATATGAGCGAAGATAATAAAAAAGCATCCCGTGCGAGTCAAACTAGAGAGAAAGTCTCTGCTAAGAAAAAAGTTTGGACTCCCCCGTCATCATTAGATGCACCCCCTGCGCCAACAGGTTTTAGACACAGATGGCTAAGAGCTGAATCTTTAGGATTCCAGGATACGAAAAATATCCAAGGAAGAATAAGATCAGGATATGAATTAGTGAGAGCTGATGAATATCCAGATGCAGACTTTCCAATTGTGGAAGATGGCAAATACAAGGGAGTGATCGGTGTAGGCGGCCTAGTGCTGGCTAGGGTACCAGAAGAGATCGCGCAACAACGAAATGAATACTATGCAAAACAACATAGTGATAAAGTTGAAGCAATGGATAACGATCTTATGAAGGAACAGCACCCAAGCATGCCAATCGATATCGATAGGCAATCGCGTGTGACCTTCGGTGGCTCAAAGAAATCCTAATAAGAATTCTTAAACCACTTAGGGATAAACTAAGAACATGTTCATAAGGAGGACATAAATATGGCAAATCAAGACGCAGCGTTCGGTATGAGACCGATCGGAAAAGTTGGTCAAAATGATGCTAATCAAGGTTTATCCGAGTACAGTGTATCTGCTAGTTCAGCAGCTATATATTTCCAAGACCCTGTGAGAGCAGCGTCTCAAGGAACTATAAGAGTTGCAGCAGCTGGTGAAACACTTATCGGTACTTTGAATGGTATTTTCTTTACCGACGCAAACACAAGTAAGCCTACGTTTGCAAACAATCTGAAAGCTTCTAACACAGCTACAGATATTGTTGCTTTCGTAGCAGATGACCCGTATGAAAGATTCGAGATTCAATCAGATAACACACTTGCTTCAGCGCAAACTGATATCTTTATGAATTACGACATCTTGTACACAGCAGGTGATTCAGCTAACTACGTTTCAAAAGTAGAGCTAGATGACTCAACTGTAAGTACAACTTCAGGTCAGCTAAAAGTAATGGGAGTATCGACTAACATTGACAATAACGATTTAACAACTTCAAACGTTAACTTCGTTGTTACAATTAACGAGCACTTCTACAAAGCGGCAGTAGCCGGAATCTAATAAGGAGATAACAACATGGCAATATCACGAGGACAATTAGTCAAGGAACTCGAGCCGGGTTTGAATGCCTTATTCGGTTTAGAGTATAAACGTTATGAGAATCAGCATGCTGAGATATATGTAACAGAAACTTCAGACAGAGCGTTTGAAGAGGAAGTTATGTTATCAGGTTTTGCAAATGCAGCAGTTAAACCAGAAGGATCTGCAGTAACTTTTGACACAGCTCAAGAGACTTACACAGCTAGATACACTATGGAAACAGTTGCGCTTGCATTCGCGATCACTGAAGAAGCGATCGAGGATAACTTGTATGACAGACTTGCTTCTAGATATACAAAAGCATTAGCTAGATCTATGGCGAACACAAAACAAGTTAAAGCAGTTGATCCATTGATCAATGGTTTCTCTGGAGGTAGCTTTACTTCTGGAGATGGTAGTAACTTATTCGTTACAAACCACCCAACGATCGCTGGAACAGTGTCTAACACTTTATCAACTCAAGCAGACTTAAACGAAACTTCATTAGAAGACTCGCTAATTCAAATTGCAGCGATGACTGATGAGAGAGGTTTAAAAATTGCAGCAAGAGGAGTGAAAATGATCGTTCCTTCTGAGCTACAATTTACTGCAGAGAGATTGATGAAGTCTCAAGGTAGAACTTCAACAGCTGACAACGATATCAACGCAATCGTTTCTATGGGAATGGTTCCTCAAGGTTACAGAGTGAACAATTTCTTAACTGACACTGATGCGTTCTTCTTAATTACTGACGTACCAAATGGTATGAAGTATTTCGAAAGATCGCCTATCAGAACAGCAATGGAAGGTGATTTCGATACTGGTAACGTAAGATACAAAGCTAGAGAAAGATACAGATTTGGTGTATCTGACTACAGAGGTATCTTCGGAGTATCTGGAGCGTAATCGTAGAAAATTTGAGGCGGGACATAGTTCCGCCTCATTTCAATAATAGAAAGCAAAAATGAAACAATTTCTAGTAAATATCTGGGCTTATGACCATCATGGTAGATTTACTGTTATGTCAGAAGATAACTCAGCCTCACTAGAACAAGCTGTACTTGACAAACTAGGAGAAAAAAGTATAGTTTGGGAAAAGACGGGAATGTATGGCCGTCTTAATAGAATAACCTATGAGGAGGTTATAGATGGAGCAAATGCAAACACATCTGAACGACCTTTACACAAAGAAGAAGGGTCTGGATCTAGAATGGGAGCAGGAGCATCTTAAAGAGGGTAGATATACTCTCAATATGGTTAAGATTGACAGAAAAGTCAGAGAAGTAATTAGCCATATAAAATTAGCAGAAGCTAAAAGAGAGCATCTAGCTAATAAGGTGGAAGACGCTGCACCCCAAGTTTCTGTAGCTACTTAATAAAAAGCTACATCGTTGAATAAATCGCATTCACACTACAGGCTCTCTTGCACTCTATAAAAAACTAGTATATAAATTAATCACTATACAAATAAGTTCGTGTAGACGAGTATAGTCGACGGCCTAAAGACTGCATGAACGTAATTAGGAGGATAATACTATGGCAAATACTACATTTGATGGACCGGTACGATCACGTGCTGGATTCCAATCAATAGGACCAGGATCAACTGTTGCGTTAACTGCAGCTACAAATTTAACTGTAGCAGCTCACGCAGGCAGAATTCTTACTATGGACCCTGTTGGAACACCTACAGCGATTACTTTACCGGCAATCGTTGGTGGAGCTGATTCAGCATCTGCAGGACCAGGAAGAGATCCAAACAACCCAAGCACAATCGGTACAACTTTTGAAATTCTTTTCATTGATGAATTCACTGGAACAATTTCAACTGATGGAACTGATAAGTTTGTAGGTTCTGTAATGATCGGTGTTGATGATGGCGCGAAAAAAGCTTTCGTACCTGCAGCAGCAAACGACGTTGTGAACTTAAACGGAGAAGCTGGAGCTGGTAACGCTACTAAAGGCGGCTTAATCGGATCTAGAATTAAGTTTACTGCAACTGCAGAAAACACTTACATGGTTGAAGGTTTACTAATTGGAAGTGGAACAATCGTTACACCTTTTGGTAACTAATAAATAATTAGATGTGGGCCTTCGGGCCCACATAAAATTTTAAGGAGAAAATATAAATGACAACATTTGGATCATCAATTGATGGAGTGGCGACTAACGTAACTACTGAAACTAAAACTGTTCAGTCTGGAAGAACTAGAGTATATGGAGTTCATGTATCTGGTCCTAACGTAGCTGGAGTTTTAGAGTTTAAAGATGGTGGATCAGGTGGGACATCAAAAGTAAAATTAAATAAGGCTGCTCATGTTCATGACATGACAATTAATTTTCCTGTACCAATTTTATTTAAAACAGATGTTTACTCTGCATTTACTACTGAACAGATTACAGCTATAACTGTTTTTCATAGCGGCGGAAGTAACGCGTAGGAGGCTTAAGTGGCTTTTTCTGGCACAACTACATTCGAGAAATTTCTCTCGATAGATGATATAATAACTGAAGCCTATGAAAGATTAGGTTTCTTTGATTACTCTGGTAATGACTTAAAATCAGCAAGACGTTCTTTAAACATAATGTTTCAAGAGTGGGATAACAGAGGTTTGCATTTTTGGGAAGTAGGCAGAACAGCAATATCATTAAATGCTAATCAAAACGAGTATACAATTTTTAGATCACCTTCTGATGGAAATGCAGATGGAATAGATACAACTTTAACTTCTGGTATTTTATCTACAGCTACGACAATTCCTGTTGCTTCAGTTAAAAATATGAATAACAGTGGTAAAATAAGAATTAATTCTGAGGTTATATCCTACACATCTATTTCTGGTAATAATATTATTTGCCCTGCTTCTGGACGTGGAGCCGATGGAACTACAGCTGCAGCTCATAGTTCTGGCGACGCTGTTGTAAATTTTGTTGATATGGTTTCAGATGTGCTTGAAGCTAGTTTCAGAAATACAAGTGATGTAGACACACCTCTTTCAAAAATTAACAGATCACAATATCAAGCTTTTTCAAATAAAACTTCTACAGGTCAACCATCACAATATTTTGTACAAAGATTTATAGATAAAGTTACAATAACTTTATATTTAACACCAGGTTCTAGTCAAGCTAGTGACTTTATTTATTTTTATTATGTTAAAAGAATTCAAGATGCTGGAGAATATACCAACGAAGCAGATGTGGTTAATAGATTTGTACCATGTATGTGTGCAGGTTTAGCTTATTACATGGCTATGAAAAAAGCTCCACAAAGAACACAAGAAATGAAATTAATTTATGAAGACGAATTGCAAAGAGCATTACAAGAAGATGGTTCTCCTGCAAGCGTTTACATTTCACCTAAAACTTATTACCCGGAGATATAATGGCGAAGTTTGCAAAAGGTAAATATGCATTAGCGATTTCAGATAGGAGTGGTCAAGCATTTCCTTGGAGACAAATGGTTACTGAGTGGAATGGTGCATTTGTTCACATTTCAGAATACGAACGTAAACAGCCACAATTAGAACCAAAACCATTTGTAGCGGATCCACAAGGATTAGAACAAGCAAGACCTCAAAACTTTCCATCAAATCAAATTGGTGGTGGTAACATGGTAGCAAACTTAACTTTACCTGGTGACTTTGCATTTCAAACTGTTAGTAATGGCAGTATGGTTCCTGATGATCCAGGAGTTATTAATGGTAGAAGACAAGCAGTAGCAAGATTAGGGAGTGTAACAATTAATATATCATGACGTACGCTGAATTAGTTCAAAAGATTAGAGATTATACAGAAGTATCAAGCACAGTTTTAACTGACGCTATTGTAAACGATTTAATAGACGATGCTGAATTTAGAATTTTAAGAGATGTAGATTCTGATAATAACAGAAGATATGCAACAGCTGCATTAGCAAGTGGGACTAGATTTATTCAAACTCCAGATAATACTTTGGTAATTAGATCCGCTCAGATTGTAGATTCTGATGGAGTAGGTCAGGCTAACAACAGAGAGTTTCTACAATGGAGAGATACTAGTTTTATGTCAGAGTTTAATCCTGAGGGAAAACAAGGGGTGCCAAAATACTATAGCTGGTGGGACAAAAACCACATTGTATTTGCCCCTACACCAAATGCTAATTACACAATTCAGTTAAATTATATCTTGAAAGACGAAGGATTATCGGCTACAAATACGACTACATACATTAGTTTGAATTTTCCCAACGGACTTTTGTATGCATGCCTAGTAGAAGCTTACGGCTTCCTAAAAGGCCCACAAGACCTCTTGCAATTATATGAACAAAAGTATAAACAGGTGGTTGAAGGATTTGCAATTGAGCAAATGGGAAGAAGAAGACGAGATGAATATCAATCAGGTGTTCCTCGA